GTTCTTGGTAACACCAACGCTAGATTTGACTACGTTGTGTTGCATACCATTAACGGTCCGGTCACTATTCGTGATGGTGTGAAGTATTGCCTCAACACCACGCGTGGAGATTGTGGTGCACCTATTGTGTGCCAGGAATCTTCAATTGTCCGAAAAATTGTTGGATTTCATGTCGCTGCTCATATGGACGGCTCAGAGGCCTTTGGTCAATCCATTTCCAAGAAGGATTTGATTAGAGCTTTGGCTTCTGTGTCGACCCTTGAGCACGAAGTGGATGGTCTTGCGAATTTGCAAGTTCACTCCGCTATCCATGAACTCCAATTTGGACGTGAGTACACGCAGGAAGAGTTGCGAAAGCAATTTTCCCTGCCAGCACCCACGTTTCAATATTTCGGATTGTGTTCACGAAAGGTGTTCTCCCCTTCGAAGAGTGATCTTCGACCTTCCGTGATTCACGGTTTTGTGGAACCTACCACGAAACCTGCCGTTTTGATTCATCCAGAGGTTGATATTATGAGTCTGAACTTGCAGAAATGCGGGTTAAACACTCCTTTTATCCCAGATGATGAAGTGGAAGCGGCTGTGAGGGACTTTGAGCATGAATTGGCTCGCAACACTCGCACAAATTTGCGACGAGTGTTGACGTATGAGGAGTCAATTTCAGGGAGTACCGAAGACTCTATGTTTTTGGGACCTGTCACGCGTCAGACATCTTGCGGTTACCCCTGGGTTTTAGATAGACCCGGAGGCAAACCAGGCAAGACCTCATGGTTTGGTGATAGTGATGAATATTACTATGACCCAACCGTGAGGGAGAGGATTTCCTTTCTTGAGCAAGAACTTGCTAAGGGAAAGGTACTTCCTTTCATCTGGACTGACACCCTGAAGGACGAGAGGCGTCCTATTGCCAAAGTCGACCAGCTTAAAACTCGAGTTTTTGCTGCTGGTCCCCAAGATTACCTTCTTCTTTTTAGAATGTATTTTCTTGGGTTTATTGCTAATTGTATGGAGAACCGTATTAGCAATGAAATTGCCGTTGGGACAAATCCCTATGGACTTGACTGGACCAAATTGAGCAAGAAATTGCGAAAATTTGGAAAGGCTGTGTTCGCTGGAGATTTTTCTCAGTTTGATGGCACTTTGAATTCGTGCATTATGCATAGATTCGTTGATGTCATCAATCGGTGGTATAATGACGGCCCCACCAATGCCATGATCAGGCGAGCGTTGTTTATATCCATATTCAACTCAGTGCATTTATGCAATGGAGTCTTTTATGGGTGTACTCATAGTCAGCCTTCTGGCAATCCGATCACCACGATTCTGAATTCGTTTTACAACTCGGTGTCCATGCGTATCGCTTATTGGCGATGTGCGCGGGCTGCGGGCTTGTTGCCGAGTCAGATTCCTTCTTTCACCGAGGCTGTTTCCATGATTTCATTTGGTGATGACAATGTAATCAATTTTATTGAAAGCATTGCATCCTGGTTTAATCAGGAGACAGTCACGGCTGCTTATGCCACCTTCGGTATGATTTATACCGATGAAGCTAAGACAGGAGCATTAATCAAGTTTAAAACTCTTGAAGAATGTTCTTTTCTGAAGCGTGGATTTAAGCAAGAAGGACCAATTACACGTGCTCCCTTAGATTTGGGAGTAGTACTCGAGATGTGTAATTGGACTCGTGGGAAAGCATCGGACAATGAGACAGCAACCGCAGATAACATTTCGGCTGCCGTGCGAGAGCTTGCTCTGCATGGTGAAGAGGTGTTTAATCTGTGGTCAGAACGTCTCATCCAGGCTTTTTTTGAGAAAACTAATAGTTATCCTCGAACTAAGTCTATGAAATCGTATCTGGACGAAATGGATGAGGCGTAAGCGCCTATCCAGGTACGTCAGAATGAGCCGTGCATAACGCGGTTTGTTCTGTTTGATTGTTGGAG